ACCGGATGGCCGCGCCCCGCCCCCCCACTTTCCGTACACACCCACGTGACGCTTTAATTTAAATTAAAGATAAGGATTTTTGACTGACCAATCAATTTGTTCGTGCATTGTCTATTTAATTTGTCGCAACTTGGTCACCAAGTTGCCAAATTTCCTATATAAGTTTAATTTAAATTCGAAACCCATGTGCCCAAACCACGTGTAAGTCCAGGATGCCTAAGAGGGATGCCCCATGGCGTTTGATGGCGGGAACCTCAAAGGTTTCCCGCACTGGCAATTATTCGTCTAATGGTGGTTTGGGCCAAAGATCCAACAAGGCCAACAACTGGGTCAACAGACCCATGTACAGGAAGCCCAGGATATATCGGATGTACAGATCATCCGACGTGCCGAAAGGATGTGAAGGGCCTTGTAAGGTGCAATCCTATGAACAGCGACATGATATCTCTCATGTCGGTAAGGTAATGTGTATATCTGATATTACACGTGGTAATGGTATTACTCATCGTGTAGGGAAGCGTTTTTGTGTGAAGTCTGTGTATATTTTAGGGAAGATATGGATGGATGAAAACATCAAGCTCAAGAACCACACAAATAGCGTTATTTTTTGGTTGGTGCGTGACCGTCGACCCATTGGAACACCCATGGACTTTGGACAGGTGTTCAACATGTTTGATGATGAGCCCAGTACAGCTACCGTGAAGAACGATCTTCGTGATCGTTATCAAGTCATGCACCGGTTCCATTCTAAGGTGACTGGTGGTCAATATGCGAGCAACGAGCAGGCATTGGTGAGGAGATTTTGGAGGGTCAACAATCATGTGGTGTACAACCACCAAGAAGCAGGGAAATACGAGAATCATACGGAGAACGCCTTGTTATTGTATATGGCATGTACTCATGCCTCAAACCCTGTATATGCGACATTGAAAATTCGGATCTATTTCTATGATTCGATAACAAATTAATAAAATTTGAATTTTATTTCATGATTTTCGAGTACATAATTTACATATGATCTGTCTGTTGCAAAACGAACAGCGCGTATAATATTGTTTATTCCAACAAGCCCTACTTGGTCAAGATACATTAAAACAAGATATTTAAATCTATTTAAATATGTCGTTCCAGAAGCTGTCGTTGATGTCGTCCAGATTTGGAAGTTGAAGAAGGCTTTGTGGAGAGCCAACGCTTTCCTCACGTTGTGGTTGGCTCGGACTTGTATGTGGTAAATCCTTGTTCGAGTGAATGGTGGATCCTCCACCATGATTATCTTGAAATAGAGGGGATTTGGAACCTCCCAGATAAAAACGGAATTCTCTGCCTGATGCGCAGTGATGTTCTCCCCTGTGCGTGAATCCATGGTCCCGGCAGTTGATGTGCATGAAGATGGAACACCCGCAGTTCAAGTCTATGCGTTTACGACGGATTGCTCTTTTCTTCGCAATCCTATGGAGTGCTTTGATAGAGGGGGGCTGTGAGGGTGACGAAGAGCGCATTCTTAATGGTCCAGTTGTGTAAAGCTCGGTTTTCTTCTTTGTCGAGGAACTCTTTATAACTGGAACCCTCACCTGGATTGCAAAGCACGATTGAGGGGATACCTCCTTTAATTTGAACTGGCTTTCCGTATTTGCAATTTGACTGCCAGTCTTTTTGAGCCCCAATTAGCTCTTTCCAGTGCTTTAATTTCAAATAATTGGGGTTAATGTCATCAATGACGTTGTACTCCACCTCGTTGGAGTACACTTGAGAATTGAAATCGAGGTGACCACTCAGATAATTATGTGGGCCTAAGGCACGTGCCCACATGGTCTTGCCGGTTCTTGAATCACCCTCGACGATGATACTCATATATCTCTCCGACCGCGCAGCGGCACTCCTTCCAAAATATTGATCAGCCCAGTCTTGCATCTCAGCCGGAACGTTAGTAAAGGAAGAAAGTTGAAACGTAGGAACCCATGGTTCCGGAGGCTTTTGGAATATTTTGGAAGCGTTAACGACCAAGTTGTGATGTTGGAGGAAGAAATGTGCCGGTTGTTCTTCCCTTATGATCTTTAACGCCTCCTCGGCAGAGGAGGCATTTAAGGCCTTGGCATATGAGTCGTTAACCGTTTGGCAGCCTCCTCTAGCACTTCGACCGTCGACCTGGAATTCTCCCCATTCCAGTGTGTCCCCGTCCTTATCGATATAGGACTTGACGTCGGAGCTTGATTTAGCTCCCTGAACATTCGGATGGAAATATGCTGACTGGGAAGGGGACACCAGGTCGAAGAATCTGTAATTTGTGCATTGGTATTTGCCTTCGAACTGAATGAGTACATGGATATGAGGCTGTCCATTTTCGTGAAGTTCTCTTGCAATTTTGATATATTTTTTGGACGTTGGTGTGTTCAAGGCTTTAATTTGAGAAAGAGTCTCCTCTTTGGACAAGGAGCACTGCGGATAGGTGAGAAAGAAATTCTTAGCGTTTATCTTAAAACGCTTTGGACGCGATGGCATTTTGGAAAATATGAGAGTGTACCCCGAATGAGCTCTCTCAAACTTGCTCTATCAATTGGTGTAAAGGGGTACTATAAATACTAGAACCCTCAATAGAACCCTCAATCTCGTTCGCACACGTGGCGGCCATCCGAAATAATATT